CATCATATAGAATAACAGGTGTTCCTGTTCTTTCTTGTGCTAATAGTCTGGCCTTCTGACGTTTAGATGCTTCAATATCAAATATATTTGTATCCTCATTTAAGAATATATCATCCACCTCTTGTGGGTAATACATCTTCTCTTTCAAATAAGCTAGTCTATCACCAGCTTTCTTTAATCTATCAAGGTTATCGTTTGTAATCTTATCAGCTTTCTCTTCATTAGAGACTAACATCTTTACATTATGTAACTCTGATTCTGCTGGTTGCTCTAAGAATGCTCCAAGTGTAGAATCTTCTTTAGCTTCCATTCTATATTTATGGGAAATAAATAGTCCATGGATTCTTTGATCATCCTTCTTACTATTGTATTCTAGGAAGTTAAAGTTTTGTACATCAAACATTAAGCTCTTTGCATCCATGAAGTTCTGCATATCTCCACCTGTACCAGTTAGAATTGGAGAACATCCCCAACCAAATGGTGTGGTGAAACCTGGTGTTGCAGCTTGAAGACCACGTAAGAAGTTACCCTTACCTATCTCATCAATAATAAGTCTTCTTGGCTTTGTACCTGCAATAGCTTCTTCATTATTACCACCATCTAAGTTACGAATAAGGATCTGAGAAAAGGGGATTCTCTCTCCTGCTTTTGTCTTGATCCCTAATGTAACTTGGTTTTTCCAGTTGTCTTCTACTCTCTGCCATCTCCAGGCTTCTGGTAAGAAGTTTAATCCTTTGTCAATCTTATCTGTGATAAGCTTTATATCGGGAGCATTTAATCCTGCTATAATGTTCTGGGAATTCTCATCAAACGTTGCCCCATGACCTATATAGGAACTCTCAATTACTGACTTAGCTAAACGACGAATACCTAATATTACTAGGCCTTTCTTTTCGTTATGTGCTCTATCTATTTCATTTGTTATAATCCACTCATTATCACGTAGATATGGATTAGCATATTTCTGTGATATTCTACCACGTTCATCTATCATATCCACCTCTGTATTCCAGAAGTTTAAATGCCAATATAAGAAAGGATTGATATACACTCCTCCCATTGTACAACCATCAATACATATTTGTTTATGGAAAGCGTAGAATGCTTTATATTCATCTGAGTCTTTTGAGGGAACTCTCTTCTGATTTATAAACCAATCCTTATAATCAATACTTACTAGACCATCCATTATTTTCTACCATTTAAGAAATCTTCTGCCATACTACCAAGTTCAACACCACCTCTCACTGGCACTTTTTTAGCTTCTTCTTTCTCACGAAGTTTCTCAACTTGTTCAAGCAGAGCTAAATAGTTCTTCATTGTTTCTTGTACAAACTTTCCTTGAGCTTCAATAGATGCAATCACCATAGGCATAGCACCACCAGCTTTGGTTTCTTTCCATTTGATTCTATCCTCTAATGTATGTAAAGGATTTAAATCAACGTATTGTTTCCAGCTTGATAATTGTTCTTCAGCCCAATCAAGTTCTGTATTTATGTATGTAGTTTTCTTTATTGCCATTATGTAGTTTTTAGTCTTCCTCCTCTTCGAATAATGTTCTCTCCAAATTCATGCCATCTTTTATAATGGCTTCTATTTCTTTATCATCATGATCAACATCCATATCAAGACTTGTCTCGTATTTCTTCAATGATAATAAAAGTTCTTTATCAGACACTCCCCATAATTCACTGCCATCAATGGCTGTAGAAATATGTCTTCCCATATTATATGAGGAATGTGCTTTATGTAATCGTTCTAATGTTTGTATAATTTGACGATAGTAGTTTAGTTGTTTTGTCATAGTAAATCGTTTATATCATCTTCAGATAGAGGTGATGTACTAGATGTGTTATCATCGTTATATTGCTCATCTTCAAAGTCTTCATCATCCCTATTAGTAGACATATAATCAGGTTTGATTGTAATTTTAATTGTGTCTTTTAAATCATTTCCTTCTGCATTCTCTTCACCTGATATATCTATATAATCAGCACCACTCTCATAGAGATCTTGTAAGATTTGTATAAGAGACTCTAATGGTATTTTACGTAGACTCAACATCTTCTGTCGGTATTGCTGTGGCTCCCCATTTCTTTAATGGACATTCACATGTTAGACATTTAGTTTTTGCAGAAAGTGTACATCCACAATTGTGGCAATGTACATCCAGTCTTATTGTTGTATGCTTAGAAGAATGTTCTTCGCATGCTTCACATATAGCAAGTCTTTCATTGCTGACATGTTCTATAAAAGCTTTTGTTCTTTCTTCAGGTAGAAGATGATTCTTCCATCCTTCTATAACTTGGTTTATTTTCATAATACTATTTATATCTAACATTAAACTTTTTACTTTTATTAATACCTCTACAATTTGATGATATATTACTTTGAGATACATTTAAAAACTTTGCAGCTTTTAATGATGATTCAAACTCTTGTATTATATTATTACCATCATCTAACAAAAGTACAATTTTTTGTTTAGTTAAACCTAATTTTTTATTATGTTCATTACTTCTAATTACAGTTCTTCCTTTTAATGAGTTAGCTATTTTTAATCTAGTTTCTTTTTTAACTTCTCTTCCTAAACAATTTCCTGCAACTGGAGTAGCATTATATCCACTGCTATATGAATTATATTTATCTATATAATACTGTTCTTGTAAAAGAATGTTATCGTTACTGCATGTTTCTACTATTTCAAAAATAAAACTATCTTCTCCATATTTATTCCAAGCTCTTTGTAACTTAATTGAATGATGTTTATTCTTTTTAAGATTAGTTATATGACATCTTTTTCGTTTAGTTAATCCATGAATAGATGATCCTATATATACTTTATCTGTAGATATATTTTTTATCATGTAAATAACTCCCTCATATATCTGTCCTAGGCTCATTTATTTTTGGTTTTAATATTTTAATATCATTTAATGCTGTCTGTATTCTCAATTCTGTAGAATGTCTTTTCTTATCTGTAATAGATGAATCAGCCAATGTATTCTCATAAGCTTGTTTCATCTGTAGCAACTTAGTATAATGTACATTAGCTTTCTTTGAATTAAATAAGAACTTTCCAAATCCAGAAATCTCTACACTTTCATTTGTATTAAGAGCATCATTGGCAGAATCAAACTGATGTGTAACAACAGCATCAATCACCTTCTCAGATATCACCATGTTAATTGACATCCTCTTTATAATCCACTCCTTCACTGACATCGATAATGGCTTCTTCATGTAATAGTTTTATTTCTAATGTTAAATCCTTTTTGAAATCTATAACGATGATGGGATTCACCTTCACCTTACCATTCTCCTTGATAAATATTCCTATTTTCTTAAGTTTACTAATGATGTTATTAATAGAAGGAGATGTACTATTGTATGTTCTGCAGAATTCTTCTCTAACATTAGCATATGTAATGTTCCCTTTAATAGCTGTAAAGGATATCAACTGTATCTCTCTTTCTGTAAGATGAAGATTGTTTATAGCTGATAGTACACTATAATACTTCTCAGCTAATTGAATGTCTGTAGAAACATCCTTCTTCAGTTTTTGTATAATCATTGGTTTCATAATGTAGTTTTATCTAATCATATGACAAAGATATACAATAAATACATACAATGTATATTTTTTTATTTTGCAATGCTATATTATGAAGTTTTTCTATATAGCGGTATTAGATAACCTCGCCCAACCACCACCCCAAATGTACAGAGTATTTACAACATACACAAGTACTTTTTATCAATATATTTTCTACATTTTTTAAAGTACTCATTATCAGAAGGTTTATGATAAAATTTATTATTCTTTAAACTGTTCTCTTCTTTAGTTAATAACTGTAAATTATGTAATGAGCAACTTATACTAATAGGTGTATCTTTTATAAACCATGACAACGGAATACAATGATCTATATCATATCCTTTAGGTATTATTGGAAACTTATCATTGAATTCTTTCTTAGTAAATCCTAATTCTTTATATAACTCTATAGAATCACTATTATGTAATCTCTTTAAACAGCTTCTGAAAAATGATCTTGCTCTCTTTTCTGGTGTAGCATTTCTAAGTCTACTCTTTTCTTTTAGACAAAATGTACACATTCCACTTAATCCATCAGAACTTCTTCCTGTATCTTTTTTAAAAGCATCACTAGTCTTTATAGTTTTACATTTATAACACTTATATAGTTTAGCATCTTCACAAGAAATACATTTCTGTTTATACTTATTAAATTCTGATTTTGGTTTTACTACTTCACATACCGCACATGGTCTTTGTATAGCATAATTTTTTTTCTGTTCAGCACTTATGTAACTCATAATATTTTATATTTTATACACCCCAAAGGTATAACATATTTCGCTTAGCCACCAAATTTTTTTTAAATTTTTTTTTCAAAATTTAGATATGGTCTATATGTGTGCTGATAGAGACCTATCCATATCCAAGACCCCCATAACAATTTGCAAGTTGGGGGTATCCCCCATCAATCTAAGGGTTGTTGCAAGTCCTAAGAAGTTTGCAACTGGTACCTGTGCTAACCACAGGAAGTGTCAACCAGCTCATTGGGTCAAACAGAGGAAGCCAAAGCTCTGTATTTTTTAATCTTAAAACATAATCATTATGGAATTAATCAACATTAGGTACATCAGAGATACACATGAAGTGATACTCTACTTTAAAGACTATTACATTAGTGCACTTGCAACTTGGCAAACATACAATCTCTATTGTGAGTTTCATAACATTGCAATATACCAAGGAGAGTTAATATCAATAGACCTTGATAAAGTGTTAGGTAATACAGACATCAATGAACTAATGGCCATTTAATTGGCTGTTAGTTTTTCTACCTATATATATAGGAGAGAAATCTCATCCATACTCAACATAAGTTCATCCATCCCAAAACCTTTTCAACAGAGAGAGAATATTCTCAAATATTAATTTTAAAACAGAAACATAATGAAAAATTACGTAATTAACAATGGTGCTTTTACAGCAAACGGAAACTTTAGTGGATACACAGCTCTTGGTGTTAGAGTTCACTTACACAAACGTCAAATGGAATCTTTAGAATGGACAACTAATGCAGACATTAAATTCCCATTCTTTTGCATTGCAGAGACTAAACAAATTGGTTCTCTTAATGCAGACGGTAGTGCAGTGGTAGACGCTAATGGTGTTGAAATCAAATCAGAGAGATTAACTGCTTTGAGTGCTTTCAAAACTAAAGCTGAAATTACACAAGCTCATGCTGATAGCTCATTGCTTGACGTGGAAATAGCACAAGCTATCCAAACACAAGCTAAAGCATCAGGCTTAAGTGAGATTGCATTGAGTGCTCTTGCTAACGCATCATTCTAAAAGACAATACAGAGAGGCTATTCATAACGAATAGCTTCTCTTTATTAATAACTCACATTATATATAAGGGTGGGTTTTATAAATAAGGGTGGGCTTGATAAAAACTCTACATATATATAAGAAAAAAGTTTTTTTCTCCCTCGTAAAAAGTTTTTGTTGAGTGTTAAAACATAGCAGTGGAGACATAGAACATATAATAAAGCATAAATCATAAGACAATAAATCAATAAACATAACCAATATATATAGCATTATGAACTACTTATGTAAAGATAAAGAAACAGGAAACTTATTTGTTATAACTAAATGGTCTAAAGACTTTAGTAAATATATAGAAAGTAAATCTTGTATATCATTAGGAACTAAATCTTTCTATGTATTACAGGAAATAGAAGTTAGATAATAATTATAGGCTCTTCTACGGGCCCTTTTAAATACATTTAATTATGGAAACAATTACAATTAGCCTTACGACAGTATTATTTTATATACTGTCTCCTTTAGTTATATACTGTATATTATATTATGGTATCATGACTGATAAACGTGAAAGATATGGAGATACAGATGCTGAAATAGTGTTTTCATTAATGATGACTATAATGTTATCTATTGCACTCTTTTTTGTAACTTACCACGTACATCGTTATCATTTTATATTTACATTATAATCATTTACAGTCCTAGAACAGTAGGATGTAGTACATATATACCTTCAAATTACAAATGATGGGTCATTTTCAATGAATAACTACAAATGATTTATATAATAATTTAATCTCCTTAATAATATGAAAAAAATACAATTAACAGAACCAGTGTTCAAAGCTATTGTTCTTGTGAATAATCAAGAAGAATGTAATGTAGCTAAAGATATATGTCTTAAATATTCTCTTCCTGTTTGGAAAGATATTGAGCAAGGATTTAAGTATATGGAATATTATGATGAGCCTACATATTTAAAATATCAAAATGATGGTGATAAAGGTTATATAGGTTTTTATGTTGATTGTCTAGATGAGCCTCAAAGTAATTATAATATTGTATCAATAGAAGAATTTGAAGCATTAGCTGAAGAGCTAAATCCACAAGACTATAATATAGATGATATATTGTCTAAAATGAAAGAATTAAACAATCTCCTTAATAACAAATAAAATGAAATCAACAAAAATTATGTTAGCTATAATAGCTACGCTTATTGCTACATGGACTCTTATGAGTCTTATTGGATATTTATTATCTGATATGTCATTAAAAGAATGTTACACAAATGGTGGAACATTAATATGCATGATGATATTTGGTTGGATACCAAGTGTTATTGTAGGATGTGATCTTGACGATTAACTTAACAACTATTAATCATGAAGAAAACAGTAATATTTCATTTTACATATAAAGGAAATGCAAATCAGGGTAATAAAACTCACAGAAAAACATATAACATGTTTACAAGTAAGAACAAGATCATTAATGATTTCTTTGATTGGTTAAATAAAGAAGGTAATGATGTTAATAAAGAATTCAACGAACCATGTGCAATTACAAATATTAAACTTATAGGATTATGAGAACAGAAATCATTGAACAAAGATTACAAACTATCAAGAATGAAATACATGCATTAGATAGTTTAAAAGATGCACATGATGATACAAACATACATGTGATTGAAGAGCAACAAGACATATTGTTTCACGAAAGACAACAATTAACAGATTTGTTAGAGAGTTGTTTTGATAATCTTATTGGATTATGATAATGCAACTAGAATCATATTACAAAGGAATATCTTTTGGATTTGAATTAGATTTTAAAGAGAAACGTTTAACAATCGCCTTTTTATTTTGGGGATTAAATTTTATTAAATCATGAGAAATTTATTAATAGACAGAATATTAACAATTACATTCACATTAACAATATTATATATTCTAGTGAATATAATTATAATTGTCAATAAAGAAATTGATAATAGCAATCAATCAAAACAAGAAAAACCAATATCATATCCAGAAGAAATACAAATCGCTAAAGAAGGAGATACATTAATTGTATCTTCTGTTAGTGATAGTATATATATTGGGTTTAAACGCAAGTAAATATTATGATACACAAAAGCGTAGAAGTTCCTTTATATCATCAACGACTTCAAATCATAATATGTGATGATGCAGAGAAAGAAATAGATGAAATAAACAAGAAGTATCCTTCAACCATTAGTAGATTTGAGTTTTCAGGTCACGCAGAAGGATATGGTAAGTACAATCTAATAGTACTTAACAAGAAATATTTACAAGATGAATCATATGTTATTGGCACAATAGCGCACGAAGCTTTTCATATTACAAGTTTCATAATGAAACGTGTAGGAATGAATCCTGATGTTAATAACGATGAAGCTCAAGCATACTTACTGTCTTGGATAGTAGAACAAGTTTACAAACAATTTAAAAACAAATAAGATTATGGAAAAAGAAACGAGAGAATTTATTTTTTGGCTAATGGATAATTGCCAATTAATTCAAGATGAAAAAACAGAAGAAAACATCCTTTGGAGATATGAGGGAGAAGATTATTCTGTAGATGGGTTATTTGAGCAATTTAAAAAGAAATAAGATTATTAAATAACAAGGGTGTCGTGAAACACGACATCCCTATTTTTAATTTAAAAAAAAATAATAATTATGAAACAAACAGCAGTAGAATATTTAGAAGAACAATTATTTCTTAATCATGAACCAACTTTAAATCAAAGAATGGTAATTAAAGAAGCTAAAGAAATGGAAAAGCAACAACAAGGTTATAATGAGAAAGTTGTTGAATTAGTTGCTCTTGAAATGGTTACTTGGTCAATTGATAAGATTGGTAATATTTCAACTCAAAGTGGGAAAAAGTTTGATGAGGTGTTAAGCAAATATAAAAATAAATAAAAAAAACAACAACCAAGAACCCGATTGCAAGGTTAAGTGCTACAACAATTATGAAACAAACAGCAGTAGAACAAGTAGGAATTGCATTTAGACAATGGCAAAAAGAATGGGAAAATTTTGATAAAATAGGAAAGGATAAACCTATATCATATAATGAGTTTATAGAGCCGTTTTTAGAAATGGAAAAGCAACAGATTATTGATGCTTGTAATCAAGAAGAGTGTTTTGGTTCATTTGGGTT